CGTATGGCGGCCCGAAGGTTGTTCCAAGCTAACAGGGTTTTTCCCTGCCCAGCCGCCCCTTAAGTGAGGGCGGCGGTCCACCGGCGTTGTAGTGCAACGGCGCCGTGCCGTGCGTAACGCTCTAAATGCATTGGATCCTTCGGATATGACGGTCCATGGCTAGAACCATCATACCATCTAGACCAATGCTCATAAGAGCCTTCTCGGAGAATATGTTTGATATTATCTCGCATATCTTTGAGACTCTTAGACAGAGCACTATACCCCTCCAGTACGCCAGTGCGGTATACTGGGCTTGGTACATACGCCCTTATTTCAAGGCGATGTAAAGTATTGTTCCACCGAGAGGCGGAACGATACCCCAAGAAAGAGGTATAGCCCAACGCGGGACTCGTTTCAGACACGTAAGGCAAAGGCCCTACGAGCCGGTCGATGATTTTTCGCATCAACCGGGCAGTACGCCAATAGCCCCTTTTATAAAAGAGGTTGGACGTTGCTACCCAGGAAACGATCTCCCGTGATTGACGCTTGTCATACGGACGCATATGGCGGAGGTACGTCGGTGTTACCGACTCTCCACAATAAGCGTCTATTCCACAAGACTCTCTAAAGCTTCCGCTCGTGAAAGTCTTGTTTGAGTTCACCTTGCAATTGTATTTTTGCAGGTGATCGATGACAACAGTCGCATGCGCAGACGGGACGATAATATCGTCACCGTATACGTAAACCCCGCGTGACACACGAAAAATGTTACGCGGTGTTGCAGGAAGGTTCTGTGCCTTGAGGAGAGCCACTACACATATCGTGTAGAAATACATGGCTTCCACAGGGAAACAGAGAGCACTACCCATAGACGCGAATTTCCGGAGGGGGGATACAATCCGCCCATCCGGAAGTTCCGCACTATAACTTCTACATGCATCTACTGCAGCCTGAAGATCAGGATGCGAGGAGAACATCTCCAACGCCAGTTCCCGAGGAACTCGGTCACTAGCATCAGAAAGATCGATCGTTGCAAATCGACCAGTAGAAGAAGCACTAATGGCCAGTCTTTGATTGATAGATTGATCACGAAAATTAACGTGACCTTTCGTCAATCTATAAGACTCGAGTTGGTTATATAACCAATCTCGAATACCCTGTTGCGCATATTGCATACAACAGGGTTCAATGGCAATTATGCGGGGACTTTTAAGCGTTTTCGGAACAGGAGTGACCTTAACGGGTAACTCATGTTCCATGGGCACGATCGACACTGATTCGAGCTCCTCTGATTCAGGGCCAGCACCCAAAGGGTAGCCAGTCCCGAGAAGAGGGAAATAAGGCTCGAGACGATCGTACCAAGACTGCCATCGGAATTTCTGATTTCCAGAAATACCTTCTGCAGTAGCTCCAGGACCATGTTTGGGTTCAATGTCATCAAAGTCAAAACGACTAATGACAGGAGCCCACAACATCGACGAAACAAGCTGAAATTCGACTTGTTCTGTCGGTTGGAGCCTGAAATCGCTAAAAGACTGCTCAATTGCGATGAAAGCGTCGAGCGCCTTGATCGTCCTCTCGGGCGTACAAGGGATCTCAACTTTTTTGAAAGCCAGACAAATTTGTCTGACCGCTTCAACGATAGTTGGGCCATCGCTGGGCGCTGGCCCCGTAAAGGGGTCTTTCTCATCGTAAATCCTTCCTGTCTCCTGGTTAAAGAGTTGACTAAGCATACCTTTCAAAAATGAAGGGATTGCTTGGGTCTTTCGGAAACTCCGAAAGGCCTTTGAGTCGATGACACCGTTCTGCAAGCTTCTTTCGAAGTCATTACAGAATTGTGGCAGGGTTATCGTCAAAAACGATATCCCCTCACTCTTAACCCGTGACTTAATAGTTTCTAAGTCACGTAAATCGGAGACTTCAGCGACACACTTCATGCAGGCATCTATATAGATGCTCTCCATGAGCCTTGTTAGGTCACTTACGTTGCTTTTCAAGGTTCCTCCTAAATTGGGGGTAATCCTTCAAGCCACGTATATCTGCCATACCTTGGTACCGTATGGTACCAAGAAGCAATCTCAGTTACCACAGGAATACCGAAGATAGGCAATTTGGGATTTGGCTAACGCCAAACAGGAGTCTATGACTCCTGGCCCCAAAGCTTGTCGACGTTTCCAGCGTTGAGCCAGGCTTGAAAGCCTGCCACCAACTGTTCCGCCTGCGTCTGGGTAAACCCATAACTGGGCCTATCCAATACGACGTAGAAGGACATCGTGTCATAATCGTTGGTACTATCCAACGGATTAGTCACGACGGCACGCTGATCGAGACGGACGAGAGACCGAATATGGCCTTTCGCCGCTGACGAATGAGAGATGGACAGAGTATAACTCTGATCACCTTTCATATAGACTGCTGAGCGGTCCTTTTGGGACACGCGCGGCATCGATTGCGCGACTGAGTTGATTGTAACAGATTGCGGATCAGCAAACATAGTGGTTGACCTCCAAAGGTTATATCGAGGTTAAACCATACCCGACCGACGCTTCTCGAAGGCGCCGGGTTTGTCAAAGAGTATGGTAGATAGATCCTAACAGATTTCCTCCGGCATCAGCTAAGTACGCATGATGCCGAGAGCCGCTAGGATCGCTATTTGCTAGGGACTTAAAGAATCCCAAGTAAGGCCAAATCCATATGGACTATCTATACCTTTTCGCTGTTTGGATTCGAGAGATCGACTCCACGTTAGCGTACGAGGACCTCCAGACGCCGAATTAAACGGAACATACTGTTTAAACTCGATTGTCCGGATTGAATGGGTCGTCGTATATAGATATTTGGCGACTAGTTGATCCATCTCAGCATCCTGAAGGGCCTGTAAATCATGCCCAACAGGTGTGAGCCAGTCAACTAGCCAAGACCAGGGAACTGCTTGGTAAATGTGCATCGGACTTACTCGAGCTCCGAAGAGTGTTAAAGCACGCTTCACGAGTCCCAACCCTCCCCATTCAGGAGAGTTGACATCGAAGTAAGGGATGTAGTATCTGAACGATCCGACAGCTGTCGAATACGTTGACGACTTGGTGCGGTATTCCCAACGAGGGGTACCAACCCAAGTGTCGTTCATGGGACTGGTATTCAGAGGATACACATTATGTATTCCTGTTCCAGCCCACCCAGGTACTTGAATGTCTTCATTCACATTTTCCAGGATACTACGTCTTCGGATCCATTGCCCATTCTGTGTACTTAAGATGCCGATTTTCTCACGAAAATCGCGCAAATTAGACAAGAAATCGGCAACGTCCTTGACGAATGGAACCCAACCAAAATTATGGTTGATAAAGTGGTCAGCAGCCTTCTTAGGGGCCATGAATAACTGTCTCTTCGTCTTAGCATTCCTGCTAAACAACGAATGGGACAGATACCATGCATCCCTATAGGCACGAGCTGTCGTTTCCATCATTTTAGGAATATCTTTCAATTCCGCGATGGCAACGAATAACCCACCTTGTTCTATTTTCGGCTTGGTTTTATCCCAAGCCTGTGTATCCAAATGTCCTTGACTGGGGAACCACGGAGAAGACTTGTCACGGATTGACGCCGGATCATCCGGTATAAATCCGCCAGGCCAATCTCCAGGAGGTAGAAAGCCTCCGTCGTACTTAATGTGACCATTTCCGAAGGGTGTTACAACATACCCCGCGTTATTGGTTACGTACGAACCGATTCCTTGGACCCCATAGGGTCTCACACCATTGAGTTGAATATTCTTGAACGGACCTCCTGACGTCCACGGAGGACCTGGGTGAATTGAATCCCAGGTTGACTCAGTTGACAGAAAGGGCCAGCCAGTAATAGGTTGGGAAGTCTTATTATAGACTTTCCAATTCTTGCTATTGGGCGAACTCTCAATTGAGTACGTCCAAGAGTTAACCTGGCCAGCACCGCCCGGAGGCGGTATGGTACGTTCTCTCATACGTGTGAATGTCTCAGACATAAAGTGTTCCTCCATATAAAGTATCAGATCGGTACAATAAAGTACCTTCTGCTACTGCTCTGATACTACGTGTTAACAAACACGTAAATTTG